CAAAAGGGAATCAACGTTTGTGTGATTGATCCTTGGAATATGCTTGATCATTCAGCGCAAAGGGATTTCAGCTACATTGGGAGGGTGCTTTCGGAAATCACGCAATTTTGCCAACAAACCAACACGCATCTTTTTTTGGTGGCACATCCACGAAAAATTGAATCGGTTGAGGGTGTATATAAAAAACCAACACTTTATGATATTTCAGGAAGTGCGGATTTTTTTAATAAGGCATACAATGGGATTGTTGTATATCGTTGCATTGGGCAAAAAACCAAATACAAATCCGATGCGGTGCGATTGTACATTGAAAAGGTAAAGCGCAAGGAAAACGGGCAATTGGGGGATTTTGAAGTTGCTCCCGATTTCACAAATGGGGGGGTGTACAAACCGCTTGAGGCGGAAAACAAAAAATTTGAAGTGATAAAAGATACAAACGTTCCATTTTAAAAATTAGAAAATATGAAAATTTTAAACTTATATGCTTGTCTTGGTGGTAATAGATACAAATGGGGTGATGAACATGAAATCACCGCTGTTGAATGGGATCCTGAATTGGCACGAATGTACAAGGAAAGGTTTCCAAATGATGAGGTGATTGTTGCAGATGCGCATCAATTTTTACTTGATCATTACAAGGAATATGATTTCATTTGGAGTTCACCTCCTTGCCCTACACATTCACGAGCAAGGTATTGGGGTTTTGGTGCTAATGGCAAAAAACCTGTATATCCAGATATGAAACTATATAAAGAAATTATTTTTTTAGATTATCATTTCAATGGAAAATGGGTTGTTGAAAATGTGATTCCGTATTATGAGCCATTTATTCCAGCTAAAAAAAGAGGAAGGCATTTGTATTGGACAAATTTTAATTTACCAAACAATTTGAATGATAGAAGATTTGCTATTAGTCAAACAAAAAACGAACTAAAAGAGTTGTGTAAATTTCACAAATTTGATTTCACACAATATAAAGGCAAACAGAATAAAGTAAAAATTGGAAGAAATTTAGTAGATTATGAAGCGGGAAAAACTATTTTAGAAACTGTTTTAGGAATCCAACAAAAATCAAAAACAGAACAAACAACTTTATTTTAAAATGAAAAGATATTTGAAAGCAATCACGTGGGCAATCATTGCAGCAATCACAATTGGGGTGTGGGTATGTGCTTACAATGTAATAACAATTTTTTATTATGCGATTCAAATTTGCTCCTAGTAAAGAAATGCAATCCGCAATGGGGTGGTGCTTTAAAAATAGCATCAAACAATACGTTGTGCCACGCAAAAACGAATTCTGGATTGTGCTTGATCACAAAGGAAACAAACGCAATTCACCAAAAGCATACGCAAAAATTGATGAAGCGCATCAAAAGATTTGGGAAATATATTTGTACTTTTACCAAAAACACAAAGGATGAATCTTGCAATCACTTTTTTTCCGATATATGGCTTGACACTTGGCATTAACTATATTGATAATGAACTTCAAGATGTTGAGCGCACTGATGGAATGCGGGAACACGTTATTCAAATCCTTTTGCTTGTGTTTGGTTTTAATATAATTTGGTACTCTTATGAAGCGGAAAGTTAATATCGCATCAATCAAACCGAATCCCGATAATCCACGATTTGTCAAGGATTCAAAATTCAAAAAATTAGTAAAGTCAATCAAGGAATTTCCTGAAATGCTTGAAAAGCGACCAATTGTTGTTGATGAAAATATGGTTGTATTGGGTGGCAATATGCGCCTTAAAGCGTGTAAAAGCGCAGGATTGTTTGAAGTGTGGATTGATGAGGCAACTGGATGGAGTGATGAAAAGAAAAAAGAATTTATCATCAAAGATAATGTTGGCTTTGGTGAATGGGATTGGGATATATTGGCAAACGAATGGGATGCCAATGATTTGGATGATTGGGGTTTGGATTTGCCTGATATATTTGAAGCTGATCCCGAAGCGGAGGAGGATGATTATGAGGAGCCAGATGATTTGAAAGTTGATGTTGTATTGGGTGATTTGATTGAAATCGGAAATCATCGTTTGCTATGTGGTGATAGTACGGATTCGGATCAGGTTGCAAAACTTATGGATGGTAAAAAAGCGGATATGGTTTTCACCGATCCTCCTTATGGAATGTTCCTTGATGCGGATTATTCCGATATGAATTCTAAATTTAAAGGAAGTAAAGGAGGAAATAAATATGACAAAGTAATTGGTGATAACGATGATTTTACTCCTGAATTAATAAATACAATCTTTGGTTGCTTTGATTACTGTAAAGAAATTTTTATTTGGGGAGCGGATTATTTTGCAGAATTAATTCCTAATAAAAATGATGGTAGTTGGTTTGTTTGGGATAAAAGATTGAATGAAAGTGCAGATAAAATGTACGGAAGTTCCTTTGAGTTGTGTTGGAGCAAATCAAAACACAAAAGGGATATTGCGAGAATAAAATGGGCGGGAATTTTTGGTATGGAAAAAGAAGATACAAAAAAAAGAGTTCATCCAACTCAAAAACCAATTGAACTTGTTTTTTGGTTTATGAATAAATACAGTAAAAAATCATACGTTATATCTGATCTTTTTTTAGGATCAGGATCAACAATGGTTGCAGCACATCAACTTGATCGTGTATGCTATGGAATGGAACTTGATCCGAAGTATTGTCAAATAATAATTGATAGAATGTTGAATTTAGATGAAAACTTAAAAATTAGAATAAATGGGAAAAAATATGATAGGGTACTATGAGGATTGGAAAAGTAAAGCAGAAAACCCAAAAGTAAAAAAGTATTGTCAAGATAGAATAAATGAAATGCTTGGTGTTGTGATTGTAAAAAAGGAAAAATCAAATTACAATCAAAATAGAGTATTTGTCAAATCATTAAACAAAACATTCATAAATAAAAAAGAGGCATCCTTTGCGCTTGGTAAGTGTGAAAATTACGTTGGCAAAGTTTTAAAAGGGAAATTCAAAGATAAGTTTGGCATTGTTGAATTGATTGATTAGCTTTAACATTAACAAGGGAGGCATCCTGAAATGCAATACATATTGATAAAGGGGAGTAATTCAGTCAAATCCGCTCCCCTTTATTTTTTTTAATTTTTTTTACTTTTTACTTGTGGGAAAGAATTTTTTCTCATATATTTGTATCAACAAAAACAAACAGATATGAAAACTCAAAACACAATTATGAAAAACATCATCATCAACAACGGAAAAGGATTCATCAAAAACTTTAATATCGGAGGTTTTAACATTCCTCAATTTGGTGACATCAAAGATGCAAAGCGATTTGATTCAAAGGATCAAGCAATTGCAGCAATTGGAAATCATCCAAACTGCATAATCGCAAAGGATATTTGGAACATATAACCAAAACCAACTCAAAACAATAGCCATCCAATCGGGTGGCTTTTTTTAACTATAAAATATGAATGTACTTGAATTATTTGCAGGAAGTCGAAGTGTTGGAAAAGCATCTGAAAAATTAGGTTTCAATGTTTTTAGTAGTGATATCAATGATTTTGATGGTATTCATTATGTTGTTGATATATTGGATTTTGATATTTCTAAAGTTCCTTTTCAACCTGATATCATTTGGGCATCACCTCCTTGCACAACTTATTCCATTGCAGCAATATCACATCATCGACCAACTGGAAAAGAACTTTCAGATTTTGCCAAAAAAAGTGATTTGATTGTGATGAAAACAATTGAAATCATAAAGGAATTGAAACCAAAAAAATGGTACATTGAAAATCCTCGTGGATTATTAAGGAAACAACCCTTCATGATTGGTTTACCTCGTGCCACTGTTTGGTATTGCACTTATGGTGATAAACGTGCAAAGCCAACTGATATTTGGACAAATAACATCCGTTCACTTTTGAATCCCGATGGTTGGCAACCAAAACCCGAATGCCACAATGGAAATAAAAATTGCCATCACGAATCCGCACCTCGTGGCAGTAGAACGGGAACGCAAGGATTAAAAGGGAATTATGATAGGAGCAAAATCCCTGAAAAATTATGCATTGAAGTATTGAAAAGTTGAGCTATCTATTTGGTGGCTTTTTTTTTATATTTTTGTAGTATGGCAAATAAGCAAAATTCGACACTAAAAAAAGCAATGATAGCTGCATTGGAAAAATCCCTTTGCGTTGTAACAACCGCTTGTAAAACAGTTGGCATTGATAGGCAAACGCATTACAATTGGTTAAAGGCAGATGAAAAGTACAAACAAATGGTTGAGGATCTGCAAGATATCACACTTGACTTTGCGGAATCACAACTCCACAAGCAAATCAAAGAGGGCAATACAACTGCAACAATTTTCCTATTGAAAACCAAAGGCAAAAAGCGTGGATACATTGAGCGCAGTGAAGTGCAAATTGATGGTGAAGTTGAAAGCAAAATCATTGAATGGCATCCATCGAAAAACGAAAAATAGAGGAATACTGCAACATCCAATTTTATCAAGCCATTGAGGCAAAGGAACGGATCAAAGTATTTCAAGGGGGAACAAGGAGCGGGAAAACGTATGCCTTGTGCCAATACCTAATCTATTTACTCACAACTCGCAAAGATCCATTAGTGATATCCATTGTGCGGAAAACACTCCCTGCACTCAAAGGATCGGTGCAACGTGATTTCATTTCATTGCTCCAAAAACTTGGTTTGTACTATCAAGGGGTACACAACAAATCCGAAAACACTTTCAAATTCAAAAATCATTTGGTTGAGTTTTTGAGCGTTGATGATAGCCAAAAGATACGAGGGCGCAAACGCACACATTGTTTTTTGAATGAGGCGAATGAATTATTTTTTGAGGATTTTAGCCAAATCAATATGCGTACAACGGAGGAAATTTTGATTGACTTTAACCCATCCGATCCCGTTCACTGGTTATATGATGAAATCATTGATCGTGATGATTGTTTCCTTTCGGTTACAACTTACAAGGACAATAAATTTTTGCCAATTGAATTGGTGCGTGAAATTGAGCGGATCAAGGATCGTGATCCCGATTATTGGAGGGTGTATGGTGAGGGACAACGTGCGGTGTTTTCCGATAGGCAGATATTCCAAAAGTGGGAATATATTCCATTCAAGGAGTTTCCCGAATTGGATTGGCACTTGGGATGTGATTTCGGATTCTCAAATGATAGCACCGCAATCGTGATGGTGGCAAAAAAGAATGACAAACTTTATGTTCACGAGTTGTTGTATGCCAAAGGAATGACAAATCGTGATATTGCTGAATTCCTAAAACGTGAGGGCAAAAATCAATTGCTGATGTATTGTGATAGTGCGGAGCCGAAATCCATTGAGGAGTTGCGCCAAATGGATTGCTTGGCCAAAGCAGCCATAAAAGGTGCGGGATCAATCAATGCTGGAATATCACTCATCAAGGAGTTTGATGTGATTGTTTCAAGCGAATCAAAGAACTTGCAAAAGGAGCAACAAATGTATTTTTGGGAGGAATTAAAGGATGGAACAATCATCAACAAACCGATTGATAAATTCAATCACCTGATGGATGCATTGCGATATGCCACGTATTCAAGGTATAAAAACCGCAATGATTTCTTTGTGATTTAAAATTTGTATTTTTGAATAAAATTTTTATTGATGGCATCATTGTTCGATAGATTCAAAAATCTCATATCAAAAAACGCACAACAAACCGCAGCCGAATACAATCGGGCAATTTATCAATTTTTAGGTGAATCCATTGTTTGGAATCCTGAAAATGATGATACATATATTCGTGATGGATATAGGAAAAACGCAACAATATATTCGATTGTAAACATTATCACAAATGCTGCAACAACAATTCCATTTCAAGTGTATGAAAAGGTAAACGAAAACGAAGTGAAGCGATACAAGGCACTCACAAGCGGATCAGTGGATGCCAATTCAATATACAAAGCAAACCTCATTCGCAAAAATGCAATGGTTGAATTGGAGGGAACGGAACTCCATAAGCTATTGGAACGACCTAATGCAGCACAATCATATTCAAGTTGGATCAGTGAACTCATTGCCTTTGGTAAACTTACGGGCAATCGTTACATCTATGGGATTGCACCTGAAACGGGAATCAATCAAGGCAAATACAAAGAACTTTATGTGATGCCATCACAAATTATGGAAATCGTATCGGGAGGCATTATGCAACCCGTTCAAAAATACCGCATTGAATATCAAGGTGCTTATGATATCGCTGCGGAGGATATATGCCACATCAAGGATTTCAATCCATATTATGATGGCACTGGATCACATTTGTACGGGCAATCACCATTGAGGGCGGGATTGCGTTCCCTAACAACCAACAATGAAGCGGTGCAAACGGGTGTTAAATACTTACAAAACCAAACCGCACGTGGAATCCTCACAAGTGATGAGGGTGATTTGAATGAGGTACAAGCGCAACAATTAAAAGATAAGTTCCGCAAAAACTTTCAAGGTGCGAACAATGCAGGGGATGTAATCATCACTCCCAAAAAATTATCGTGGGTAAACTTTGGATTGAATGCTGCGGATGTTTCACTCATTGAGCAATACAATGCATCCATCAAAGATTTGTGCAACATATATGCAGTGCCAGTACAATTGTTAAACAATACGGAATCCTCCACATACAACAATATGAAAGAGGCAAAAAAAGCATTGTATCAAAACTGCGTTATTCCAGAACTCAACAAAATACGTGATGAATTAAACAGATGGCTTGTTCCAAAGTTTGGCGATAAACTATTCATTGATTTCGATTATTCCGCAATTCCTGAATTGCAGGAGGAAAATGAAAAGGTAGTTGATCAACTTTCAAAAGCGTGGTGGGTTACTCCAAACGAAAAAAGGCGTGTGATGAATTATGGTGTGGATGAGGAAAACGTTGCGTTGGATAATTATTATATCCCTGCAAACCTTATTCCTATTGAAACAAACGAAATGCCAATTCCTGATCCAATTGATGAAATGGATATCAATGAGGAAAAGCAACTAATCAAGGAGGCACTTTGGAACATTGAAGTGAAAGCGGAGGTGCAAGGAATGGCAGATGTGTACACAACCATTGATGAAGCCATTGCACGTGCCAATGAATTGGGTGGTGATGGATACCACGAACACGAATTTGATGGTGATGTTGTTTATATGCCATTTCAAACGCACGATGAATATGAGGATGTTATTGAATGGATGGAGGAACAAAAGCAAGTTTCCGATGCAGTGGAGGCGGGATTGAAAGAAAAAGTTGATGAACACAATGATGAATATGGCGATGATCCTGCAAAGCGTGTAACACTTGGAATGCTTATTGAAGTTTTTGAACGTGGTGTTGGTGCTTACAACACAAATCCTGAATCAGTGCGACCATCAGTATCATCACCTGAACAATGGGCATACGCTCGTGTGAATTCATTCCTTTATGCAGTGCGCAATGAGGAATTTAGATCAGGCAAACACGATACGGATTTATTTCCAGAGGAACATCCGTTATCAAGCAAGGAGGAAAGCAAAGCGGAAATGTACGATGACTATCCTCAAACCGCATCCAATAACGCAAAGCGAATGTTGGAATGGCGGGAAAAATACGGGCGTGATGTTGTAAAAGGCGGAACGGAAGTGGGATGGCAACGTGCCAATCAACTTGCAAAGCGTGAAGCAATCAGCGTGGATGTTATTTCAAGGATGGCACAATTCAATAGGCATCGTGAAAACGCAAAGATTGCGGATGAGTACAAAGATGAGCCATGGAAAGATCGTGGATACGTTGCGTGGAATTTATGGGGTGGCACTGCGGGTGTAGATTGGGCAATTAAAAAGATGGAGGAATTGCGAAATGGCTAAATTAAAAATCATCGAATCGGTTTTTGAAAAACCAAAAAAGAAGCGCAAAGGAGTGCATTCAAAAAACGCATCAAAAGGGCAAAACGGATACAAAAAAAAGAATCGTGGTCAAGGTAAAAAAAGATAAAAAATGACTGAAATATCAAAACAAACTAAATTCACATTATCAATTGAAACAATGATTGCATTGGCAGTTTCTTTATTTACTGCAACTGCGTTTTATTTTGATTTAAAAGCACAAGTGAAAGAGGCAATGGAGCAACCTCAACCAGTGATTTCACGTGCTGAATACGATTTGAAAGATAATGCCATCCGCAGCGAAATAATGAGCAATCGACAACTCATTGAAAAGAATTTTGAAAAACTTGAAATCATTGAAGCAAGATTGTACGAATTAAAAACCAAATAAAATGAGAACTTTTATTTTGATATTGGCTTTGTTGTTTTCACCATCAAGCGTGAATCCAAATCCAGTTGAAAATAAAAGTATTACAGTGATGCAAATCAATGCGAAATGGAACAAACAAAACAAC